GCATCACGGGTATTCAGCCCACCGATAGGGGCTGTAACCGATAAGTTTGTTGCTGTTTGCTGTCCTACCATTTACGCAAATCCTGTTCGTGGTGGAAACGTGCCAGGAATACCTTTCCAATCTATACGTTCTCGTTCTCCGCTAGGCAGCCTTCTCCAACCAGCAGGAGGCACATACCCTAATGAGGGGGCTGTGAATATTTGCCCCGTTGAATCGTTAATAAAGGTGTCTGGATAATCACCAGGGTTAATATGTGTCATTGGGGCAGTAAACCCTTCTGGTATCCCACCTGGTATGCCGCCTTCTGGGCCGCCTATTGGGCCGAACCTTGGCCCTGGCATCCAAGGCGGTTGTTCTGGTATTCCTATTTCTGCTTTTTCTAGCCCCAGTAGTCTGCGGTATTCAGGAGAAAGCCCTTCTATGTTTTTTCTAACTCTTTCTTGGTGGGCTATTTCTTCTGGGGTCAGTTCTGTGTCTGGGTCATCACCTCCAACTGGGGCATCTATAATTGCATTTCCAAGTTCATTCGCAAGCTGCATATCTAAATCTGCTTGCTGTTCTTCTTGTGCCCTTTGAGCAATATCTCTGTCACTTTCTCCAAAGAGTCTGTTCATTCCAACTACGTTTCGAGGTGCATTTCTTAATGGATCAAGACCAAACCTTACAGATTGGTCGTGTATTCTTTGAATTTCATTTTCGTCTAAACCAGCGTCTCTATAAAGCTGTCGCTGTTTTCTATAAATATCTTTTTGTAAATCATATTTTCTCCGCCCTTCTTCAGAAAAACGATCTCTAACACCTCTATATAGGTGTCCAGCCACTCCCCCTTGCTTCATAAAATCCCAAAGGTTGTCAATTTTTTTTGGGAACTTTCCTGTATTTGGGTCACGATCTATGTTTTTAAGAATATTTGCTAAAGGAACGATACCAAGGTCATGCCCTTCTTTGCCATATTCATCCCTAAGACCTTGGTAATCCTCAACCAAATTATCGTATTCAGGTAATTTTGTTGGTCCAGGAATAGGAGGTGGGCTATCCATCATGTAACCACCGCCTCCACCTGGAACCAGCGTTCTACGATTTGGGTCAGGCACAGGCTCAAATTCTTCTTGTTCTGGTGTTGTTATTATCAGGTCTTGTTCTGTTGTTATGGGTTCTTTTTCAACAGGAGGCATTATATAGTCTCGATTTCTATGTCGCTCATATTCCTCATCAAAACTATATTGAAAAGAAGGAATACCATTCCGCATAATCTGACCACCAGCAGGGCCAACCCCACCACCCAATGACCGCAATATATCCGCTTCGCCTTGTGTTATATAGGCTGGCATATGTCCTTGTGGGGCTTGGCGTTGCAACGCCCGACCCATCATTTCGCCGTATAAATCTCTAGCCATTTGCTATTGCCCTTGCAAACATTTGTCTTTCTCTCGTTGGGGTTCCTCTGGGAGCTATTGCATCACGAAGAAATAACTCGGCAGACTGTTTATCTACAGGAGTAGAAGATGGATTCATTTTCTCCCATCTTATTCTTTCTTCTTCAGTAGGCTCTGCTCTTTTGTGATATTTTGTCCAATAATCAAACCATTTAGACGGATTGTTTTCTTTTATTGTTTTAGTAAAATTGTTTATTGCCCCTAGATGATCGAGAATAAATAATTCTGTCTGTTCTTGCTTATTTAGACCTGCTTCTACAACATCAAAATTATTTTCTTTTAATTTCTGTAGCCAAGGAGCTTTTACTTTAAATCCTTCAGCTCGATTAACTGCGGTTTTAGCCGAAGGCTGTTCATACTGGTACATTCCCCTTGCAGGTCCACCATTTTCTTGAACAGCAGAAACATCTGAATTGGATTCAAAGTCAGAAATAGCTTTTGCCAAATTTAAGAGAGTGTCAAGATTCTCTCCCTCGATTCCCTTTTGCCCCAAAACATCAAGAATTTCAGGCGAAAGTCTAATTTTGTCATCAGCCATTGATATAAAACCAATACATAATAAAACTAATAATAATAGTTTGTGGTACAATAATTGCGCTAAATAACATCAGAGCGCTTAACTGTGCGCTCCGCCGTGATATTTTCCGTTGCCTTTGCAGGGTTAAAGGTTCCGTGCGTGTGGACTGGTGGTTTTTGTCTATGGTTTCTTCCATAGAGGCTTGCACCTGCTGTTCTTGCGTCTTTCGCTTTAGGGCCTTTATTTGCGTTACTGTACGATTCACTTCCTGTAAATCCTGGCATCTACTTATTCCTTCTGTTATACGCCTGCATAGTTTCCTTCAGGCTCGTTGACTGCTAAGATTCCTGCCCTTGGGCCACTCATCCGCAGTATAGGTTTCGCTCCATCTTGCATCTGATAATCTGCAAGACGGGTTTGGTACTCAAGATACTGTTGGTCATAAGGCAGCCCCTTAATTTTAAGAAACCGCCATACGACCCCCAAAATTATTAAATCTTCTATTAAAACAGTTGTTTGAGAATCTCCTGTAAATTTAGCAGCATTAGCAGTTGACCCTCCAGAAGTGTCCACCCAATTTTTAGATACATACTCAAAGAAAACACTTTGAGATGCGGTTGGAGTTGGATGAACAATTAACAAATTACCCCTGATTCTAAAGTAGTTAGTTACTCCCTCGGAAACAGTTGCTTTTAACCTTTGCCATTCCGAATCTGTTATTGGCCCGTAATACTTACGATTTGTGGTTCTGTTCCACATAGTGTTGTTAGAAAATCTGCCAAAATCGGTTGCAATGGTTGTCATAGCTCCCTGACTTTCTGCGGCTGCTGTAGTAAAGCTCCCCTCTTTTACAATTACATTCCAAGGGTATGCTTGCACTAAAGACTTTCCTTCTTCATTCGCACACGAAAGAAGCTGGATTACAGAAGTATCTGTAGAAGAAGTCACCGCATTAGGTGACGGAATCCCAATAAGTTTAGCTGAATCTTGGCAAATAGTTAGTAATGTCATCCTACTACCTGTTTAGGTTCGTGACCTGCTAAATCTGCCAGATATTTTCTGGCATTTTTACGCATGGTCATAAAATCTGTTCCCCCCTTATTACAAGTTGCGTCTGATAGTCCTGCAAGCTCCTCAATCGTATGAATATCTTTATAATTTAAGGTTTTCATCTTGCGGGCTGTCATCCCCTCCAAAAGAGACAGGCCTGTCCCATGAGACTTTGGTTGACGAACCTTTTTGTTAGGGTCCTCCTGCCATTTCAGGTAAATCTGAAATACTTTTGGAAACTCTGTCTGTACTCGTTTCAAAGCATCTTCATCCGTATGCTTATATGCTACATCATCTCCTCCCATTAGTGGCTTAAACCAAAACTGCGCTACCCCATCAGAAATGGGTTCAAATTCACATCTTACATCTGTTGATCTTAGGTTCTGTATTTCTATTGTCATTCTCAGTTACCGAGGGGGTTTCCCCCCTCGGTTCCCTTATGTGGTTAAAGTAACACTATAACCTACAAATTAGTCTTTGGACTAGATCGCAGCCGACATTGGCCAAGTCCCCATACCAGCAGCAGAACCAGCAGTTCCGCTACGAGCAGTTGTCAGGAACAGACCATTAACAGCCGTCTGAGATGTTGACGCATCATCCAGCGATCCAGCAGTAGCAGAAGAATATAGGGTTACGTCTGCGGCACAAGAAGCAAGCACATTCATTGTGACTACTCCTGTGAGTTGGACCCAACCATATTCGCCAGAACTGATGGCTGCTGGAGCTACACCGACAATGTGTCCATCATCAATGAGTGCCTTGGTGCAAGGAACCCCCGAATAGGCTTCTGTAACTGCTGCTACATCATACTGTGCTATTGCAGAACCAGCAGTAATATAAAGCCATGTTGAGTTATCGGTTCCTATCATACGAGTGCCAATGGCCTGACTTGGGGTGGATTCTGTTCCACCATCAAAATCAATACCAACGGCAGATTGTGTTGTGTATGCCATTTATTCCTCCTACGCCTGAATGACGCCTTGGCGGGCACGGTTTGAACAGGTCATGTTACCTGCCCAAGCTACGGGCATTACCATTGCGTCTTGGTTGACAGAGGCTTTTTCACCAAGAGGTACGAACTCACGACCCTCTGCATAACGTAGGAACAGATAGTCAGTATTGAGGAAGTACATTCTTGTAGCATTACATTGATCGTCATAATAAACAGGAGCATCCATGAACATTAGGTTCATAAATCCAGCCGAAGCTGAATCATCAGAAACAAATCTCTGGTTGCTCTGTAAGGATGACCAATAAAAACCAAAGTAAGTGGTTCCACCTACAATGACTTTAGGCCGATCAGCCCCACGAATTGTACTCAGCCACAAAGTATTCATGGCTGATTGGATAGTTGTAGCAGAAGCAGTTACGCCTTCTGTGGAGAAGTCATAAACTTGATTCTGCCAAAATGAATAAGTGGTAGAATTGATACCACCTACTGTGTTTCCAACAGTACCAGGAACAATAAGCTGTAAACCGCCTAGTTCCTTGCTGCTGGTGCCTGTGCCGTCTGCATAAAGAGCAGTAGCCATTGTATTTTTGAGAGATTTCTCAAGATTACGGATACGACTTTTGAGAAGATTAAAAATCTGCTCTGGGCCGCTATTTTCCACCTGTTCCAAACCAGAAATAACCACATTACCAGCAAGCTGCTTGTAGTTAAATTCTGCGGCTGTGAAAACATTACTCGTTGATGTATCCAGAACCTCGTATCCAGAATACCACTTAACTGTGGAGTTTTCTGCATATTCTAGTTCTTGGACAATGGTACGACCTGTGGCTGGTTGTTTACCGCCATCACGATCAATATGACGCAAAAGCGCATTGTTGTTCGTGATATTGTCGGCCATTGTTTTAGAATAGCCAGCGAGCGTAGTGGTGACGATTTCCGTATAGGTACTATTCGGACTCGTAGCCATTTTCGTCTCCCATCAAAGGAGCAACCTCAGTCCATCAAATGCCTACACCCTGGATCGAATCACGCAGAATGCCATCAAGATCGGACTGCTTCACCGACCCCCTGGGGGGAGCGCCGGACGAAGCGGGCTTGGCCCGCTTTGCTTTTTCAACGGCCGCCTTGCGGCGGTCGTCTTCCTTGCGCGACACGGCGCTGCGTTCGGACTCAATAACCTGTTTATACAAGCCATCGTCCAGCCGCAGAGCCATGTTATAGGC